AAACGAATGAATGATTTTTTAGATGAACTAATTTCTGCAACAGGGAACGAATATGCTTCTAAAGTTGCAGATGGAATGCTGGGGAACGTAGATGGATACATTGACACAGGTTCTTATATTCTCAATGCTTTGTTGTCTGGTAGTATACACAAAGGTCTACCGATTAACAAGATTACAGCCTTTGCAGGAGAGAGTGCTACTGGAAAGACATTTTTCCTACTTGGGTTGTGCAAACAGTTTCTTGCAGATAATCCTAGCGGGGGTATTCTTTACTTTGAGTCTGAATCAGCATTAACTCCTGAGATGATTGAGGAAAAGAATATTGACAAGTCAAGATTTGCTCAGATACCAGTTGCAACTATTCAAGAGTTTGCATCACAGGCAGCAAAGGTAGTAGATAAACATCTTGAGAAAGGTGATGGTAAACCATTATTACTTTGTCTGGATAGTCTTGGAATGTTATCCACTGCAAAAGAAGTGGGAGATACGACTGAGGGTGCAGACAAAGTTGATATGACCAAGGCACGAATTGTCAAGGGTGCATTCAGAGTCTTGACACTCAAACTGGCCAAAGCAGGTATTCCATTGCTGGTCACCAATCACACCTACAAACAGGTTGGAACTATGTTTCCACAAGATGTGATGGGTGGTGGTTCTGGTTTACAGTATGCTGCTTCTAACATTGTATTTCTATCAAAACGAAAAGAGAAGGTGGGAACGGATGTTGTTGGTAACATCATTCATTGTAAAAACTTCAAATCCAGATTGACCAAAGAGAACAAAATGGTTGATGTACTTTTGACTTACGATGAGGGGTTAAGTCGTTATTATGGATTACTTGAATTGGCTGAGAAGTATGATATAATAAAGAAGGTATCAACTCGTTACGAAATGCCTGATGGTACAAAATTATTTGGTAAACAAATTTTGAATGATCCAGAAAAACATTTTACAGAAGAACTTCTGAATAGAATTGATGAAGTTGCTGACAAAGAATTTTCTTATGGAAAGGGAGATGATGCCGAATCTAGCGCCGATGAACCAGCAACAGAGGAAGTTGAAGGATAATTGGTTCAGTCTTATTCCTAATCCAGATGACCCTGAAGACAAAGCCCCTTGTATCCAAATCCTTGAGGGGCCATTTCACCATGTTATAGTTAGATACAAGAATTTTCAATTACACAAAAAGTTGAATGAAGATGGTTCAATAAATTGTGATTTTGAATATGATATTCTTATGGCACCAAGCACTATTGGTGAAAATCATTTGACCGATGAGCAGGGTCAAATCTTTGAAGAAAAACTTGGAGAGTCAATTTTAGAACTTTTAATGGAGTCAGTACTTAATGAAAATAGAAACGACAATATTGAAGAATCTGTTACAGAATGAAGACTACACAAGAAAAGTCTTGCCATTCTTGGAAGAAGATTATTTTACAGATAATAATGAAAAAATTATATACAATCATATCAATGAATTCGTTTCAAGTTATAGTTCACTGCCCAGTAAAGAGGCCATTGCCATTGAACTCTCCGATGATAAAATAAATGATGAAGATTACAAAACATCCATAAATCTCTTGAATGAGATTAGTAAAGAGTCAGATGAGTATACAGAACTCGGATGGTTACTTGACACTACCGAAAAGTTTTGTCAGGACAAAGCGGTATATAATGCGGTCGTTGAGTCAATCGGTATCTTGGATAATCCAAATGCTAAAAAAGACAAAGGTGCTATTCCTGAAATCCTTAGTGATGCCCTTAGTGTTAGTTTTGATCCTCATGTGGGTCACGATTACATTGACGATGCAGATGATCGGTACGATTTTTATCACAGAGTTGAAGAAAGGATACCATTTGATCTTGAATACTTTAACAAGATTACGAACGGCGGTCTTCCCCAAAAGACTCTGAATATCTGTCTTGCAGGAACTGGTGTAGGTAAGTCTTTGTTTATGTGTCATGTGGCAGCATCCTGTCTTGCACAAAATCAAAATGTATTGTATATCACTTTGGAAATGGCCGAGGAAAAGATTGCAGAGAGAATTGATGCCAATCTCTTGGATATTTCAGTTGATGATTTACACCAATTACCAAAAGACATTTATGATAGAAAAATAAATAATTTGAGTAAGACTACAAAGGGTAAACTGATAGTCAAAGAATATCCCACAGCCTCTGCCAATGTAAATCATTTCAGAGCATTATTAAATGAGTTGAATCTGAAACGATCATTTGTTCCAGATATTATTTTTGTTGATTATTTGAATATTTGTACATCATCAAGAATACGACAAGGAGCAAATGTCAACTCTTACACATATATCAAATCCATTGCTGAAGAGTTGCGTGGATTGGCTGTGGAAAATAAGATCCCAATCGTATCGGCAACTCAAACGACACGATCTGGATATTCCAATACTGATGTTGGTCTGGAAGATACTAGCGAGTCTTTCGGACTTCCTGCTACGGCGGATCTTATGTTTGCGATTATATCTACTGAACAGATGGAAGCACTTGGACAAGTGATGGTCAAACAGTTGAAGAATAGATATAATGATCCAACTGTCAATAAGAAATTTGTGATTGGTATTGACAGAGCAAAAATGAAACTATATGATGTAGACCAATCTGCCCAGGATGAATTGGTAGATAATGGTCAAGAAGATGATACACCTGCATTTGACATAGCGACAAATGGAAAATTTAAAAAGCGAGATTTCACGGAGTTTGATTATGAATAGAGCACAAAGAAGACAACAACAACGGGCCGAGAAAAAGGCACAACAAAAAGGTGGAACATATAATATTGACATGGAAATGATTCAACCTTGGTCTGACGTTTTGATGAAGATCAAATTACCAGATGAGGTGCTTGACGGCATGTTAGATATTACGGATGAAGTACTTCAAGACCCAGACAGAAAAAATTGGGGTGACAATCTCGCAGGTCAGATTGCGGATGAACCATTGATCCCACATGAAATGATGCAGAAGTATCAAATCAGTCAAGGTGGAACTATTTTTGAATTTCTTATGAACGTAGTTGGTGAGTATATCAAGGCGTGTTCTTTACAACAAGCCACAAGAAAAGATGCTGATAAAGTTGTAAATGTACAATGGTTGACACAAATGAAAAGCGCATGGATTGTAAGCCAATGGGAAGGTGAATATAATCCAATCCATATTCATACAGAGTGTTCACTTTCTACAGTAATGTATCTTAAAGTGCCTGAGTTTTTACCATCTACAAAACCAGAACGTGATGACGATGGTTGTATTATGTTTATCGGTGCAGGTCATCAAAATTCAAGATTGACTCGTAATATTATTAAACATAAACCAGAAGTGGGTGATTTCTTCATATTTCCTGCTCATCTTCAACATTGTGTATATCCATTTAAAACTGATGGTGATTTTGAGAGAAGGAGTGTTTCATTCAATGCTGACTTTATTGACAAAGTAACATGGGAGAAACAACAACAGATGCAACAACAGGCTCCGCCACCAGTGCAAGGAGCACCAGAGAAATTAACCATTAACACGGCTGTATGAGTACAGACAAAAAGGGTGGTATAGATGTCATAGACAGGCCACCCGAAAAGAAAAAACAACCACCAAAGCCACCAAGGAAGTTTAAGGTCATATATCACAATGATGACTTTACACCGATGGAGTTTGTTTCTTGGACATTGATGGCATATTTCAACAAATCACAGACAGAGGCAGATTCAATCATGTTTGAAGTACACAAGTTAGGAGCTGCAGTTGCAGGTATCTATGACTACCAGATTGCAGAACAAAAAGTGTATGAGGTTATGGAACTTGCAAAAGAAAACGACTATCCACTAAAGATAACAGGTGAGCCAACAGAATGAGAACGTAGTCAGTCTTGCTGACTTTCGTAAAAAGAAACAGGAAAAGAAGAAAGAGTTTCCTCCCGCCTTGACCTTTGAACCAGGCAAGTATTACATCTACCCAGAGTTAGGTGTGATGGTTCATTGTATCTTACTCACAGATAAATTCCACACACAAAAAGATCCTGTCTATATCATGGAAGACCAGTTTGGCAATATATTTGGTGAACAAATGGTTGAAGGTGTCACCATAGGTTGGCATGATCTTGCCCCACAAGTATTCATAGAAACTGCAAAAAAGGTAAGTAGAGACAACGAGCCGCC